AGCGCGGCATGGAAATCGTTGGGGACGTCGTAACCGAGTGGCTGAAATATGCCCAGGGCCGCAAGACCATCGTATTCGGCGCCACCATCAAGCACTGCCAGGAGCTGGCCCGCCAGTTTTTGGATGCCGGTGTGATGGCTGCCGTGTTCACCAGCGAGACGACAGCCCCAGAGCGCGACCTGCTTATCAAGGAATACAGCAAGGCCGATTCCCTCCTTCGCGTGCTCATCAGTGTTGAAGCGCTGGCCAAGGGGTTCGATGTGCCAGATGTGGGTTGCGTGGTGGACTGCCGGCCGCTGCGCAAGTCGCTGTCGACGGCTATCCAGATGTGGGGCCGCGGGCTCCGCTCATCCCCTGAGACCGGCAAAACAGACTGCTTGCTTCTGGACCACAGCGGCAACATCGTGCGCTTTGCGGAGGATTACAGCGAAATCTTCTTCAATGGCCTTGAGGCACTGGACAGTGGCGAAAAGCTGGACAAGCAGATCCGCCGTGATGATGACGACAGGCAAGAGTCTGACGGCTGCCCAAAGTGTTCCTACAAGCCATTCTTCAAGCGTTGCATGTCTTGTGGCTACGAGAAGCAGGCCCCTGCGTTGGTCGAAGCTGTTCCGGGTGAGATGCAAGAGATCTTTATTGGCAAGAAGAAGATGGCCGACGACCATCGCCACCTCTGGGAGCAGGTTTGTTCCTATTCGCGGGCCCACAGCGTCCCTGGCAAGCAGTATGGCCGTGCATGGCATCTGTTCCAGAAGATCGCAGGCCGGGACCCGCTCCAGGTGTGGCGCCTTGAGTCCACGCCCGTAGTCCCAATCACTGCCAACGTTCGCAACAAAATCACGAGCCTGAACGTCGCGTACGCGAAAGCGAGGCGCGCATGAACGCATTCCTCCTGTTTGCCCGGGCCCACGGCCTGGAGCTCGATGCGAGTCGCCTGATGGTTGGTGAGCGTGTGCGCCGCTGCGGCACCATCGACAAGCCCTGGTCAACCAACGGTGCGTACTTTTGGGATGGTGAACGCGGCTGGGTCTTCAACTGGGCAGAGGAAGCCAAGGCGTATTGGTTCAACGATGTCAATGCAGCGCCATGGACCGAAGCCGAGAAAGCCGCGTGGAAGGCCAAGCGCGCTGCGGCTGCGACCAACCTGGAGGCTAATTACCAACGTGCTGCCGTTCGCGCTGCCGAGCTGATTCGCAGCACTACCCCGGGCCCACATGACTACCTGCACAGGAAGGGCTTTCCAGATGCCCAGGGCATGGTGGCAAAAGACGGCGCGCTGGTCATCCCCATGCGCAATATGGATACCAACGCTTTGCAGGGTGTTCAGCTGATCCTGTGGAATGAGGCTGAGCGCAAGTGGGAAAAGAAGATGATCCCCGGTATGCGGGCCAAGGGCGCCGTTTTCTGGATCGGCGACAAGCAAGCCCCGGAGACGTTTCTGGTCGAAGGCTATGCAACAGGGCTGAGCGTGGTGGCCGCGCTGCGCAGCGTGGGTCTGCGGGCTTCCGTGCTGATCGCCTTCAGTGCCAACAATCTGGTGCTGGTTGCCCCCCATGTGAAGGGCCGGGCGTTTGTCTTTGCCGACAACGATGTATCAGGCACCGGTCAGCGCGCCGCAGAGGCGACGAAATTGCCGTGGTGCATGAGCCCCGGGGCTGGCGAGGATGCCAATGACCTGCATATGCGTGCCGGCCTGATGGCGGTCTGTCAGCAGATCATGGAAGTTCGCAGGAGGGCGCGCCCATGAGCAGGTACACAAAGCCACAGCGTGACCCACGCGGCCACAGCATGCGCATCTATGACGACGTCTACGATAGCCACGCCTTCGCCGCACTTTCGCCGCATGATGTGCTGGCCTACCTAGCACTGCTGCGCGAGCTGAAGCAATACAACAATGGCGACCTGTCCCTACCGCTGACCCGCGCCAGCAAGCGCGGTATCAGCCATTCCAAGACCCTGGCCCGCAGCCTGCGCGCCCTGTGCGCCGTGGGACTGGTGGCAATCACTCGCAAGGGTGGATGCGCACGTGACGGAGAGCGCCTTCCGACACTGTACCGAGTGACCGACCGCGTGTGCTACGACATTCCAAAGTTGATGCTTCACGCCGTCAAGGAAACCAACGAATGGAAGCGCATCGCCAGTGTCGAACAGGCCATAGACCTCATTGCCGCTGCTGAACTTGCCGCAAAGAAAGCCTATGCAGAAAAAATTAGCCTAGGGCACGCCGTGCTGCATACCGCATCACTAGGTGCCCTGGTAAGCCCAAATACTAGGGCACCTAGTGATCCATGGAATGATGGACTAGGGCACGGCGTGACTATGGTTGAAAAGGGCTCAAATCCAATAGGCATGCGGGTTGTGGGCGGGTTTTCTGATGAAGGTGAAAAAGCAATCCATAGGGCACCGCGTATGCCTCCTTTATATGTTGCCATCCCTACGCCGTATTTGGACTCTGTGAAGTACGTCCCTCGCTACCACTGGCTTACGAAAAACCAAATCGGCTTCATTGCAAATCTGATCGGCAAAGCCCAACCCCACGCCGCCGAGCACTTCGCCGGCAAACACGATCCCATCAACTTTTGAGGACACCACCACCATGAACATCACCGCCCGCACCTGTGCCAACTGCACATCCTTTGATCCAACAGCCAAGGACGGCTACACCTGCTTGGCCGGCGTCGGCATCCCCGCGCGCGATCCCGGTCGTCAGAACGTGTACTGCAGCCCAGCCGCTGGCGATTGCTGCGATTCCCATCAAACCGCCGTGGAAGCGGCAACACACGGACTTTGATCATGACAACACCCAAGCTCACCGCCGACCAAAGAGCCGCATTGCTGCACCTGGTATCCATGCGGGCCGAGGCTCGCTACCTGGTTCGAAACAAGGAAGCCAACAGGGCCTATATCCGCATGCTGAAGGCCGCCCACGCACAAGCCATCAGGACCGGCGACACCAAAGCCGAGGCGCTGCACAAGATTGACCTGGCCGAAGCCAAAGACGCCCAAATCGAATTGGAATTCGACATCATTGAAACAGGCATGGCGTTCATGCAGTCATGCAGCCATTACGACAAGTTGCCCCGTGAAGTGTGGCTACGGGCGCTGTCGGTCAACGAAAGCGAGTGGTCCAACCCCCAAATGCTGAAGTACGGCGACAGCGTGCGCAACGTGGTTGCCGTGCTGAAAATGGAAAACAGTGCGACAGGCAAAGAGGATGACTACGAGCTTGTGTACAGGCCGCTGAACTGGTGCTGCACCATGGCGATGATGAACGCCATGCAGACAATCCCAGCACTGGGCAAGGCCACGCACAACATGGCCAACGAGATGTTTGATGGTGCGTTTGGCGATTGGAAAGCACCCTCGATGCTGGAGCAGATTGGGGTGAGTCGGTAATGGCCAGCACACACATGCAGATAGTCGCCGCTGCATTGCGCTGGCACACGGCCCGGCAGAGGCGCATGGAAATTGGCGCCGAGCAAAGGCGCTACCAAGAGGCCAGCAAGCGCCGCACGGGCTTTGGAGGTGCAAGCTGGGACATAGGGCAGCACTTGACCGAATCGAAGCGCCTGGAGCTTGCTGCAGCCCGCGCCCTGTTCAAGCTGTTCGAGGCCGAGCGCGCCGGGCTGGGTGGCGCGCCGGATGGCGGTGTGGTGGACGCGGTGCTGCTGCTGGAGTAAATCAGAACATGAAACACCCTGATTCAAACCCCGACCACCGCAAGGTGCTGGACCTGCGTCGGCGCCATTCCCTGCGGGAGGTCGCTGACCTTACCGGCATGCCAATTGGCACAGTCAAGACGATATGCAGCCGCTCAGGCGCTTTTCGTGACAACCTGGCGCACCGCCAGCTCTTCAGCCTGCCGCCGATTCAGGTTAGCGAGTCGACAGCATTGACGGTGCCCACGCTGCCGCCTCAGGAGGCGGTGACCGGCGACAAGGAGCTTGACGCAGTGCTGTGGCTGCGCGAAGTTATCAAGACCGGGCAGGCCGAACTGATAGGCAAGGCCATGGTAGCGGCCAAGCGCATCCAGACGCCGCTCAAGGATCTGGAAGACAGATACATGAAACACCTGGTTTCAAAGAATCCTGGCAACTGGACGGTGATGTTCGCGACTTTCGGCTTTGCCGACCTGGAGGGCTTGGCTGGCAAGTCCGCCGATAAGTTGTCGCGCCAGCATGAGGCCTTGTCACGCTTCGGCAGTGTGGACGCCTTGTTTTCCGATACACCCGCCGAGCGGTTTTGCATTGACGCGATGAAGGGCTTGAAGCGCAAGGGCGACTTTGGCGACTACGACGAGGCCCAGGTGGACGCTCGATTTAAGGCGCGCCCGGACCTTGCACCCAACACCCTGAGCGACTGCCTGCACGAGTTGGCCTACTGGAGCAACCTGTACACGCTGCGCAATTCCCATGATTTGGGAGATCCAGGACCGCAAGCCAGTGCCCGCGAAGACTTTGCTTTTCGATGCCTTGCGCAAATTCGGCCCCGCACAAAGCCCGAGGCGGTGGCCGTGCTGCGCTACCTGGAAAGCTCTGAGCGCCTGGACTATGAGCACACCAGCGCAATTTTGTTGAATCTTGTTGGTGGGTAAATCATGGGCCACAGCACACCATCATTCATCCTCGATCGGTTTGATTTAACCCAACCCAAAGAGAAGGGCACTCGCGCCGCCGGTCGACCAAAGACCCGCACTGCCAGCTATCTGGCAGGCTTGCTGCGCGACTATGCAGTCATGGCAGATTGGTTCCACCTGTCCCATGGCAGGGCCGCCAAGTCGGATGTTGAGCTACTCAATGCCTTTCTTCAAAGCGAATTCCAGAAGCATGGTCTGCGTGCCTGCCGCGTTGAATCGGCGGAAGTGCAGGGGCGTATCAAGACCCTTCGCAATCATCTGTCTGAGGCTCGGCATGTTTGTGCGGCTATCCCTGAAACCCTACTTTTTCCGGGATGCAATGCCAATCACACTGATGCTCATTAGTGCTTATTAACGAATCGAGGTGTG